GGCATCACCTAATTTGTTACCAGCAGAAAGTGAGGCAGGTTGGACATTAAATCATCGGTTGCAGGGCATCGCTAATATTTATGTGCGTCTGAAATTTGACACTGACGCATTTCCTAGCGGCATTCCTACCGTGTCTGCGCTTGTTCGCGGCAAAAAGGTCTATGACCCTCGCACTAGCACTACAGCCTATTCTGCAAATCCAGCACTTTGCATCAGGGATTATTTAACAGATACAAAGTATGGTTTAGGCGTAACGGCTGATGAATTAGATGATACAGCGTTTATTGACGCGGCAAATGCTTGCGATGAAAGTGTTGCGCTAGCGGCTGGTGGCACAGAAAACCGCTACGAATTTCACGGCACATTAACTACCAGCAACGCGCCTAAAAAGATACTAGAAGAAATGATTACATCGTGTGGCGGTGTTATCTCTTATGTGAATGGCAAATTCACTATCAAGGTCGCTGAATATGTTGCGCCTACGGTTACGCTAGACGAAGATGATTTGATTGACGGTATTACTGTGCAAACAAAGCGGTCAAAGCGTGATAACTATAACGCTATTAAGGGCATATTTACGCCTACAGACACAAACTATATTGCCGCAGACTATCCTGCTTTAACATCATCTACTTTTGAAGCAGAAGATAATGGCGAGCGTAAATTTATTGATTTCAATTTGCCATATACGACCAGCAGTCCGATGGCGCAAAGACTAGCTAAAATTGCGCTGTATAGAAACAGGCAACAGATTACAATGCAGTTATCTTGTAATCTAAAGGCATTTGATTTATCGGTTGGCGATAATGTCAGCATTACAAATAGCCGTTTTGGGTTTTCTGCAAAAGTATTTCAGGTCATAGAATGGTCGTTATCAGTCAAATCAGATAATGATAATAATCCTATTCTGACTGTTGATTTGTTTTTAAGGGAAAACAATAGCGCGGTTTATGATTGGAACGCAGACGAAAAGACATTTTCATTAGATAACACTAATCTGCCTAATCCATTTAGCATACCAGCACCGACCATATCGGTAGCAGACCAGACGCAAATCGTTAATCAGAAGGTCACATCTGTTTTGCAGGTAACAGCATCATCGACTAGCATCTATGCTTATCAATTTGAGGTGCAAGCTAAAAAGCAATCAGACAGCAATTATATATCGCTGGGCGTGTCATCATCGCCTGTATTCGAAATGCAGAACGTGGTGGCTAACACGACCTATGATGTGAGGGCTAGGATTATATCTAGCACTGGCATCAAATCTGCATTTGTGACTACAACGCACACTATCGGGGCGGCTGTAGTACAGATTGCGGATGTGACTAATTTCAGTGTTAATGTGAATGGCAGTAGCGCAGATTTAAGCTGGACACCTATAACCGACCAATCGCTATCGCACTACATCATCAGACATTCGCCTTTAACTACAGGCGCGACCTATGGGAACGCTAGAACAGTAGCGCAGAAGGTATCAAGACCAGCTAACACGGTGACCTTGCCAGCACAGACAGGCACATATTTTATCAAGGCGGTTGATAAGCTAGGCAATCCATCTAATGATGCGGCAGAAAGTGTGGTGCTAGTATCAGCACTGCAAGGCTTTGCAAATGTGACTAGCATTGATGAGCATCCAGATTTCGGTGGCACTAAAACAGATGTAGTCGTAGTAGATGGCAATTTACAGCTAGACACTGCTGATTTATTTGATGATGTAGCTGGCGATTTTGATGATGCGGTCGGTTTATTTGATGGCGGTAATGCGTCTGTAGTATCGACAGGCACTTACTTGTTTGAAGATTATATAGATTTAGGCGCGGTGTTCACAGCGCAAGCATCATTTTCGCTGACTGTAAATCAGCTATCGCAATTCACTGGCGCGACTACAAACGCAGGTGCTACTGATGTTGAGATATATATATCCACAACAAATGATGACCCTGCTGGCTCGCCTACGTGGACAGCATATAGGCAGTTTGTTTTAGGCAGTTATACCGCTAGGGCGTTTAGATTTAAGGCGGTTCTGACTACCACACAGGCAGATGAAACACCGCAGGTAGAGGCATTGACTGTCAATATAAATATGGCTAATCGCACACAGAGTGAGAATGATATTCAGTCTGGCACTGCTGGTGGCGGCAAGGTGATTACTTTCCCGACCGCCTTTAAGACGCTACAGGCAGTAGCTATATCAGTAGGTGATATGCAAAGCGGTGATTTTTATGCTATAACTAGTAAATCAGCAACAGGATTTACTATCGTGTTTAAGGATAGCGGAAGCACTGTAGTAGATAGATTATTTGACTATGTTGCAACAGGGGTATGATAGATGTCACAGCATGATTATGTAATTGATAACCAGACATTTCCAGCAACGCGCACAGATATAAATAATGCGCTTGCGGCTATTGTGACCACAAACGCAGGGGCTACTGCGCCATCGACTACATACGCATATCAGTTATGGTATGACACGACTAACGACATTTTGAAAATGCGTAATAGCGATAATGATGCGTGGATTGATTTATTTAATGTGAATCAAACTACAGATGTGGCAACACCTAGCGAGGGTGGTTTTGATGTCAATGGTGCTGAATTGATTTTAGACGTTGATGGCGACACTAGCATCACAGCCGATACTGATGACCAGATAGATATTAAGGTTGGTGGCACTGATGAATATAGCTTTACTGGTACTGCTTTCAATATCAAAGGTAATGACCTAATCCTAGACGCTGATGGCGACAGCAAGATTGAAGCCAGCACAGATGATACGATTAACATTATCTCAAATAGTATTACTGGCCTGACAGTTGATAGCAGTGGGCGTGTGTTACAGCCTACTAAGCCAATGTTTTCTGCCTACAGAAATAGTACAGGCGTAGAGGGGCTTACTGGATATATAGTTTTTGATGCAACTCGTAGTAATGTAGGCAGTCACTATAGTACATCAACAGGCAGATTTACAGCACCTGTTGCTGGAAACTACCAGTTTAATTTTGTCGGTTTTGGAGTTAATGATACTAGCGGAAATTATCTTGCCGCAGGTACTGGTTTAGCAGTTGAGTTGGTGAATTATACCGCAGGTAGTGGTTTAGCAAAAACATATACTATTGTGAATAGTTCAACAAGTTATCCAAATATGAGTTTTTCAACAACAGTTCCTTTGAGTGCTAATGATGAAGTAGCAATATTAGTTGGGGGGAAGTATGTTTACAGCGATACCTCTCTAGTGTATTTGAATTTTTCTGGTTATCTCATAGGTTAATAAAATGGCAAATTATAAAAACATATCTTTATCAAGACCAGACGGTACTGCTATTGATACTCAAACAGCCGAAGTTATCTTAGCCGCAACCGACTGGACACAGCTACCAGATAGCGGATTAACAGCAGATTGCGTGACAGCTTTTGCTACATATCGTGCAAGCATCCGCACTATCAGACAGACAGCACCAGCCAACCCCACTTGGCCTGATGCGCCAGCAGAAGTTTGGGATTAACAGAGACATAGATGATAGAAATTCTGACACTTGCCGCCTCTGTTACCAAAGTAGCAGGGGCTATATCATCTGGGATTAAGGCTGGCAAAGATTTGCATAGCCTGATGCCTATGGTGGGCAAGCTAGGGCAATTAGATGCGGAAATACAGATTGCAGAGACAGGACAGCATAAAGGCATTATTGGCAAGCTAACCAGCACTGAACAGGACGCATATGCTATCAGTCAGGCTAAAATAGCGCATAAAAGGGCTATGAATGAATTGCGGTCATATATGCAGTTATTTGGCGAGTATGGTAGCTGGGAAGCGTTCCAGCGCGAATTAGGCATCCAGAGGCGTAGGCGGTCTGATTTGCTAAAATTACAAGCTAAGAAGAAAAGGCAACAAGAAATGGTGATAGCCATTATCGTTTCTGGTATAATATTTGTAACAGGTATTTATTTTCTAATTCACTGGATCATGTATTTGAGGGATTTGTGATGGATAGCAAAACACCGATAGATTTAACAGCGGCTGGTAGCACTGGCGCAGTATGGATGGGGATGTTGCCAGAGATGCTTACAGTTATCGCAACAGGACTAACTATTGTTTGGTTTGCTATACGCATTTATGAAACCGACACGATGCAAAAGCTAATATCACTATTCAAAGGTGATTGATGGTTTCGGCTACTAAAGCAGGTGCGATGGGGGAATTTATAGCCGCATCTGTGATTATGGGCTTTGAAGGGTGGTCAGTAGGTCATGTGCCGCAGGATGGCTATGACCTTATTGCGTTTGATGAAGAAGGTGCTTTACGCATACAGGTCAAAAGCGGATTTATGCGGCAGGATAAAGATTATCGGAAGCCGTGTTATCATTTCAATAATGGCACTGGTGGCAAAAAGGTTTTGAGGGCAGATAAATATGATATCCTATGTCATTGTAGCTTGTCAGAACGCAGATGTCACTTTTACGCGGCCTGTAGCGTCAATAAAGTATCACAACGCTATCCAGCTAGCTTTTTTGATGACCCTGAAAAAGAGTTTGATAGCTGGCGCAAGGCGGTGCAGATTTGCAGGGAAGGTTTTTGCTAATGGATTGGTCAAAATATCCTAACTTTTCAGAAAAAGAATTTAGATGTAGTCACACTGGCAAATGTCAGATGGATGCGGCCTTTATGGAAAAGATGCAACAGCTACGCGACAAGTATGGCAAGCCGATGACTATAACGTCTGGCTATCGTGATATGACGCATCCGATTGAGGCGCAAAAAGAAAAGGCAGGAATACACACTATGGGGCTGGCGGCTGATATTGCCTGTAATGGTCAGGAAGCGTTCCACCTGCTTAAATTAGCGTTTGATATGGGTTTTACTGGCATAGGAATAGCGCAGAAGGGGCATAACAGGTTTATCCACCTAGATATATACACTAAGCCGCCTCGCGCTAACGTATGGAGTTATTAAGATGGAACGACAAATTATAGCTGGCTTGATGGCAGTGATGATAGCGTTATCAGGTTGGGTTCTAAAAGAAACGCATGAACTAGGTATAGCTGTGAACGGTATGCAGGTATCTCATGCTGATAAAGATGCAATACAAGAAATGAAAATGGCTATCCAGAGGCTTGAAATTATCCTGCTGGATGATGCGTTGGAGAAGTAAATGATACAGGCATTATTACCGTTATTACAGCCAGCACTTGATAAGGTGCTTGATAATATTCCTGATCCTAAAGCTAAAGAAAAAGCGCGGCAACAGATGGTCGCAGAGGTAGCGAAGGCTGAAGGCACGTTTAGAGATTTTGTGGTTAATTACGAAGGTGCGGCAAAAGATGTGCATATCAGCATTCAGATATTGCGCGGTACGGTAAGACCTGTATTGACCTATTTCCTAGCAGGGGCGTTTATTTACGGCTTTTTGACACGCAACGTATCAGATGATGCTATGGAAATGCTTTGGCAGTTAAACCTGCTATCGCTAGGCTTCTGGTATGGTGAACGTGCTATGAAAAATCTAGGGCTGGATTTTGGCAAAAAGAAAAGCTAAGACCGTCTGAAGGCACTTTTTTTCCTACGACCATTAGCGGTCAGGATTACACCATCTGGCAATTTATCAGAAATGGGCTGGTTTTTTTTAGGGTTAGATATATAGCGTTCAACATGACGCGCCTGAGCAGATAGTTTTTTAAGATATTTGCGAAATTCGTCTAGAGACATTTCTATTGCTGGGTGCGCCATAATCTATATTCCGTTGATTGATTTGTCATTACTTTTCTGGAAATGTAAGGAATTGACAGATACCGCATCGCATCGCGTGTGCGTTCAAATTCATTCCAATTGTCAAAAATTATGCAATCGCCTATTTCTAAATCCTGTAGATAGGCGTATTTTGTTTTTGGCGGTATGGGTAAATCTTTTCTAATTTGCACCATCTTTTATAAGACCCCATCTTCTATTAAAGCATTCAGTGTGCAGAACATCACCTGACCCATCGCAGACCCAATTATGACCGTTAAGGTCTAGCTTGCGATTGCAATAAACGCATTGTTTATATCTAGGTTCAATCTGCGCTTTGGTTTTCTTTTTCTTTTTCCAGCGCATATTGCTGTTGTGCCTCGCGTATTAGCAGAACGCCTAAATCAGACAAATCACCGCTATTCATTTTGACATGATAATGCTTGTTATTGATGGCGATGGACAGGCCACCGCCTTCAACACATAGGCTTATCTCATTGTGATCAGAATGGAATAACATCATCGAGTTTTTCCATTGACTGTGCAGGTTGGGCTGGCTGTGCAGGTTGGTCTGCTGGCTTCACATATTCTTCCTGTATAGAAACAGACATATATTTTTCACCATTTTTATTTTTATTCAGCCATCCAGAGATATCCATTATCTTCCCTGAAATATTG